AAAAAGAAGGTAAACCAACTAAGTCATCTAAGAATGGTAAGCCATCGGAAGATGATGAATCGGAAGAATCTGCCGAAAGCGACAAAAAATCCGATGAAACCGGTGATGAAACTGAAAGCAAACAATTCAATCGTGAAAAGCCATCACAATCTGTTTGGAATGATAACTTTGATATGGATGAACCAGTCTGTGAGACTGATGAAGCATACCGCGAGAATGAATCACGCCTCTTGGACGAAAAGTGTAAAGAATACATTTATGTAAACTTGCCAAAACCACAACTTGATAATGTGTTGACACCAGCAAAACGTGTCCATGAATTGATGGAACTACACTGGAATGTTTATAAGGACGGTACTTTCGAAGCTAATCGTGATAAATTGTACAGTGATTTCAAACAAAAGAATGATCGTTATGTTGGTTTGCTTGCTAAAGAATTTGAGATGCGTAAAGC